CCCTCCTTATTTGACGGGATGACGGTGGGGGCCAGCCTGATTATCTGCGCGGCATCTTCGGCAGAATAAAAAGGCTCCGTTCCATCAAATCCGCTGTATGGGGCATTGTCAATGTCAACAAACATCTGCTCCAGTCTGTCAAGGTCACCAAGCCGCCCATGCGGTTCAGGGACTTCAATGGCTTTCCCGTATTTTTCATGGGAGAAAAAATGCTCTACATTCCCATTTGCATAAATTATGATAGGAATTGCGCCGAGTTCCCCTTTCGGCATCTCTATGTTGATATACAAGCTCATGCTCATTTCTCCTTTTTCAGCGTCCCAATATAAGGCTGTATATGCGTGAGCTTTTGCCGCTTCACTGTGTATTTTCTATGGCAAACTCTGCATATTTCTTTATGATTTCCGTTCCAAAAAACAGCGTTTAATGCTCCGCAATGCCAGCATTTCGCCAAGCCAAAACAGGGATTGTTTGCCATGTTCATTCGCCCGAATAAGATGAATCGGAAATAATAACACATGGTAAATCATGTCCGAAAAAGGCGTATGTATCCTCATACACATGAAAAGTCTCGCCAATCGTCCCCATGATATCTGTCTTTTTCGTGAACACTTCCAAATCTTGCGGGCATTTTTGCAGCTCTTGTATCAGCTCATTAACTTTCATGCTCATTCCTCCTTCGGCTTGCGCGTTCTGGATTTGATATATTCTTCATCGTAGTTCTCTCCACAGTCTGGACAGTAATATAACCACTGACCAGTATGTTCATATTCAACTCTTCGTAGTCTTCGCCCAATTTTCCCATCTTTACGCAGATAATAAATTGTTCCGTATTGTCCAACTGCCTCGGCGACGATGCGTCCGCCACACTCCTCGCAGATCATGTTTCCTCCTTCGGCGGCTCTGGAAGCGGCATTGTCATGATAGCCTGTCCGTAAGTCATCATTTTGGTTTTTTGCAAATAGTAACCGTCTTTACGCAATTCCTCAATCTGTCGAACATAAGCGCTCAGTTCCTCTATGGCATTGGCGGCTTTAGCCGCCAACTCTTCAGTGCAAGTGAAAAACCCTCGGTTTTGTGCATCACGGCACATACAAACACTACAATCCCAGCCATCCGGTTTTGCATGTTCACGCAAAGCTTTAACTAGCTCTTCATTCATCGTTTCTGACTCCTTCCATCTTTGCGCCGCAACTGAAGCAGAAGTGCAACTCAGACTCATCACCATCGCAGTTTGTAGCGGCTCCACAGAACGGGCATTCTAAATATCCATCCTCAATGTGGGATATCCACTTCCCGGTCTTCCGCTCCACCACGTCGGCGGCTGGAAGGCCATCAATGCTATCAGCAATCATTGATAATGATCCGCCATATTTCCTTGTTGCTTCATCGTTTTTTACGTCTTCAACAACTTTCAAAGCATCTTCGCGCCTGATGTATTCAGCCATCGGTTTTTCCCCTTTTACAAAATGTAGTCTACGGCTTCCTGCCGCGTGATGAAGAAATGAATTCCGGGAGCGCATTCATTTGTGCGATCTTCGTCAAAATCTGGAACGCTTACGATTTCTCCAACTTTATAATAGAAACGTCTGTCATAACAAGACACAGCGCAATTCCAGCTGTTGTTTGGGGCGTTTTCAGCAATGGGTTCAATCGCAAGCACCCTTGCGGCAGAGCAACGACACTTTCTGCCGAACGCGCTGGACCGCTTTGCATCTTCTAAAATTTCAAGCTTGACAATGGCTAAATCCCGCTTCCCTTCGGGATCTATCCCGATTGCCTTCTTCCACCCAATGAATCTTCCGGTTTCAGGGCAGGCAAGAGGAAAGAACTTATCAATAAGTTTTTTATCAATGTTGGCTCCGTACAGGTCGGCTCCGGACAGGTCGGCTCCGGACAGGTTGGCTCCGTACAGGTTGGCTCCGTACAGGTTGGCTCCGGACAGGTTGGCTCCGTACAGGTCGGCTCCGTACAGGTCGGCTCCGGACAGGTCGGCTCCGGACAGGTCGGCTCCGGACAGGTCGGCTCCGGACAGGTCGGCTCCGGACAGGTCGGCTCTCATGTGTTTCCAACCTTCACAGTCCTCACGAATCCAGTGCAAATGTTTATCAAGGATTTCTTTCAGGGTTGCAGCAGTCACGTTATTTCTCCTTTCAGGCATCGGGCCGGTCGTATTTTCTTTTCGGTGACGGGTGGTCTGCCTCATATTTTCTGAGGCAGGACCATGAGCAAAAGAGTTTTGTCTGGGAATGATATTTGCCCTGGACATTGCGGCGGTATGCCCAGTCGCCGGGATGGGAGATAAACTTCTTTTTTCCGCAGGCGGGGCAGATGTGCCAGCTCCCGCCTACCCAGGAATTGTTATCGCTCATGCGTGATACCTCCGGACATAACCATCAGCACCGTACTGATCCACCAGGTAAATTCCCAGCGACGTCAGCTCCGCAAAGCGGTAGGAAGGATCACAGGCGAGGGAATCTTCATGCAGTTTTTCCTCGAAGAAGTCCCTGCTGATCCGGTAATACTCGTCAAGAACGGGGCTGCCGTCAGAATATCCGGTGAACTGGCTTTCCTTGGCAATGATGGTTTCAATATCCGTCAGGCGGTTCCCGAAAAGGTAACGATTATAAGCACACTGAAGATAGGTCTCAAGGTCAGACTCGTCATAATGGTATTTGTCGATGAACAGCCGGATCCCGTAGAGCATCTTAGCCCCAGACTTTGCCCAACGGTCAAGGATCGCCTCCTCGGACCTCTGAGCCGCGGCGAGCTGGGCGGCGTGGGCATCTTCCTTTGCGGCAAGCTCGGCATTCCAGAGAACGCGAGCGTCAGCGGTCTGCTGATCGGCACGGCGCTGTGCCCAGACGTCAAGGCCCCAGCCGTAGAGGGAGACAGACAGCGCCATGGCGACCAGGAAGGCAAAGGCCTTATACAGATCATGGGCCTTGCGGTGGCGGAAGCGGAGGTTCTGAATCTGCCGGGAGTATTCGGCGTCAATCTCCGAAAGAATGGCGAGGTTCCGGTTCATGTCTCATCCGCCTCCCATCTCTTGATCGCATCTCTCAGCAGAATTTCAAAAAGCTCCTGCATGGACAGTGCCCCGGCGGATTCTTTGAGCTGCATAGCCTGCTTATAAGTATCTTCATCCATGCGGAAGGTGATGCGGCAGGCTTTCCGACGGCGGTCTGGGCGGCGCTTCTTCGGGGGCTCGGCACCAAGGACTTCCGGCGTGAATTCCAGAGAGGCAAGGCCGGGACCGGGGCCGAAGGTATTCACCAGAAGGGCTTCCGCTTCCGGGAGAAGGCAGACGCCGGAACGCTCCGGGTTATTGACAAAGGATGCGGCGGGACGGCCAAAGCCGCGGTAAACGGCGTGGAGAGCTTTGGTCATTTCGGGGTTCGTGATCCCAACATGGTCACGGTACGAGCTGTAATCGGTCATTGGTGTTACTCCTTTCTAATCCCAGTGTTCCTCATCGAAGGTCGAGGCGCTGGGGATATCCATTTTTCTTCTGGCGTATTCCGCCATGAGCAGGGCTTCCGCAATTCCGTCGTGAGGCTTCCGGCAGTTCGGGGGGATCAGCTCCGCGTTCGGGAACAGCTGGCGGCAAACCTCAATGGATTTGACCTTATCGGAGTTCAGGCCGAATTCCTTTTTCCAGGTCTGCGGCGGGATCTCCTGAAAGGGAATGTGGAAGGCGTCCAGAACGCCTTTGAGCCAGCCGTAGTTTTCTCCGAAGGTGAACATGGAGACGCTGCCCTGCTTGGGCATGGCGTGGACTTTTTCCAGACAGCAGATGGCGCCTTCCGGCATGTGGGCAATGGCGGCGAAGAGGGAGACGATAGACGCCTTGTCAAAGTCACCGTAAGCCTGCAGATCGGTTCTGCTGTGGATGCCCCGCAGGATCGCGAAGCCGCCGGATTTGCCGGGATCTAATCCGATGTAGTACATTGTGATGCTCCTTCCTCAAATCTTATCTACAAGGGCGCTGATCTGCGAGACGGTGAGCTTTGGCTTCGGCGGGGTGTAGTTCTCCTCGGTGGTGTACTGCTTCTTCTTCGGCGGCGGGGAGGCGGGTTCTTTGCGGTCCCAGGTGAGAAGCTTCTGTTTCCAGTTGCGGACCGGGTTGCCCTTGGAGTCAATCCAGTTACCTTCCGTGAAGTAATCGAAGAACTTCACAGGATCCACGCTAAGACCCTTCTCCGCGACGTAAGCTTTGACCTCTTCGAGGGTGGGCGGCGCGAAGCGCTTCACCTCTCTCTTCTGATCTGTTCTTTTCTTTTCTGTTCTATTCTCTTCTATTCTATTTTTTTGTATACCACCGTATACGGTCGTAGACGAACGTATACGATCGTAACGCTTCGTAACGTTATCCCTGTTGGTTTCGCAGATCTTTTTATAGTGTGCTTTGTTTCGGTCTATCTGGGACATGAGCATGGGCCAGAGTATCGCCTCTTTTCCGATGAGGTCAGTAGGCTGTTTGTCGCTTATATCGTATTCGAGTGCAGCGAGTATTAACCTACCGACCTCAGCGTTGCCAAGGTTCTTCAATGCCGGAAGCATGTCATGATAGACGCAGAGAAACTCTCGCGCCATTTTTCAAAAATCCTTTCTCAGAAGGGCAATTCATCTTCCCCCGTTCCATCGGGGATCTCTTCCAGGACTGGGGCGGTGGCTCCGTCAACCTCGTTCTTGATACTGGCAGCGGCCTTGTCCATGTAGGTCTCGGATTCCTTGACCTTGTTGGCGATCCACTCCGGGAGCATTGCCAGTTGATCGAGGGGGTCGCTGTCAAAATCAAACAGAATCGGGTCGCCGTTAAGTTTTGGAGGGGTCATAGATTTGGGAAGTCTCATTACACCGGCAACGGTGGCGATTGTCTTCCCGGATTTCGTCTGCTTGTGGATGACATTCAACATGCAAGGAGCCCCTACCACATTGCGAAGAGAGAATCCCTGCAGCTCTTCTGCTGTGAAGTCTTTGCCGCGCCAGGACGCAAGCATCGGACGAAGGTTAGACTTCTTGCTGAGGGAGTTGGTGTACTCCTGCGTCAGGGTTCTCGGAACAGTGTTCCCTTCCTTATCCGTATAGGTTTCATCGGGGATGGACCAACCGATCATGACTCTCTCACTTCTGTTATCGAAGGCCGGATTATAGTGAACGCCTAAATCGACGAGCAGGTTACAGACAGCTGTGTAGGTGCCTTCTGGGATTGGTGTGAATGTGGATTCGGATTTCTCTTTAGCAATCAAACTCATTTTCAGTAATCTCCTTGTTTTTCAGTTTTCTTAATTCTTTTTCTGCTTCTTTGGATTCTTTCTGGAATCGGTTTTCACCGAAGCTTACATCGGTTACGCTGATTAATGTCTGATACTTGTCTTTTGCGCGGTTCATGGGATCTTCATAGCGCTTGCTGTGGAGGTAGCCAATCACGGTCAGACGGTCGCCGAGCTTGAGGTATTTGCAGATGTTCTCGGCGGTCGTGTCCCAGGCTTCCGCCCAGATGAATTCCCGGGAGCCCCGGATGCCCTTCGGGTTATTGACCAAAAGAAGGGTGACAACGCTACGGCCGGTGGTCTCGGTCTTGGCAAGCTTGAAGGGCTGGTAAATACGCCCTTCGACAACGGCAACGTTTGTCATTTGATCTGAATGTTCTTCCTTTCTTCAAGGTGGGCGTGCTCAATCAGCTGGCCGTTCTTGAGCAGGCGCTTGATGTCCGCCTTGCGCGGCTCCGGAGTGACTTTGACGAGGCCGGGAGCGTTCGACATGGCCCAGTCGCAGAAATCATCATCAAGCTCCACAACTTCGGACTTGCGGTAGGTGATCTTGACGTCGGCATCCTCGTACTTCTCACCCTTGGTGAGGTAGGCAAGGAAGCGGGCGGCACGCTCGGCAGCACGCTCGGCGGTCTGCTGGCGCTTGGCGAGCTTCTGCTTCTCGTTTTTGAGTGCTTCGGCCTCGGCCTTGCGGTTGATGTTCTCGTTGCGGAGATTGCGGATCAGCTTTGCATAGTCGAGGTTCAGCTGTTCGATGCGCTCCATAAGCAGGTCCTCACTGTCGAGGTATGCGAGCGGGACGCCTGCCTGTTCGGCGTCAAGCTGTTCTTCCTGGGGGACTTCGCGGGGCTCTCCGTCGGGATCGTGGATGTACTTTTTGAGCTCGCCGGTGTCGGGATCGGTCATATCTTCGAGCAGGCGCTCGATCTGGTCGTCAAGTTGGTAGATCATGGGGACTCCTTTCTATAATTGCCCCCATTGCTCAGCCATTGCACGAGCAATTCCGGGGAAGGTTTTGGAGCGGACGCTTGCTTTTCTGGTATATGTATCTTCCCATGTCCTGGCCTTTCCGCTTGACGTGATGCCAAACAACTTTCGATTGTCCGGTTTTGGAAGATCATTCGATTTGAGCGGCGGGAGGCCTTTTAACCACAAGCAAGTGCCTTTTGTTACATACTGTTCCGTGTCCTGTTCGCTGTCTGCAAACATATAAGGGTGAATAATCTGATCTGGCTTCCGGTATGCCGTGTTCATAAATCCAGTCGGATTCTCAACGGCGATTCTGTCACAATGAGCCAGAGCAAAATACATAAAGAAAACTGCGGCTTTGGCCCGATTCTCCCAGCGGAGAACGACCTTTTCCGGCGGGGTACACCGGAGACTCAAGTGACGAGTTCCAACGTTTGACAGATAAGTGCAGGGCGGGTGGGCAATCAGCAAATCCCACGGGCCAATTTGTGTGTGTGTGTGTGTGTATCAGCCGTTTTGAATTCGCAGTTGCCGTTGAGAAGCGGAAGGCAGTCGCCCTGAATGTGCCATTCAGGATGACCGCCGGAGCATTCCTGAATATCACAGGAAAAAGCTCTGTGGCCGAGTTCACGGAAAGCCTTGCAAACCGTCTGGGATTCTTCACATGCAATTAAGACATTCATCAGCATATCATTCTCGGTTCTGCCGGAAGCGGAGCTGCACAACTCCGGGCGGCAGTTCGGTTCTTTTCCCGGTGACAGGGGAGATATAGCTTTTGACTTTCTCCCATGTGCCGGTTTTCAGGCGGCGCCGCTTTTCTTCGGGGTTCCAGCCGCAGGCGTCGCAGCCAAAGCCGCAGTTCACAGCGGGATAGAACATCTCTTTCTGGTTGGTATCAAGGCGCGTGCCGAGGTAAACACAGGGAGCGTTTAGGCCGCGTTTGATGTCGTTCAGCGCTTTTGGTTCTTTCGCTTCACTCAAACTTAATCGCCTCCCGGATGCGGTCTGCGGGGATTCCGCCGTTGCGGCAGATCCGCCGAAGCTCAGTCAATGTCAGATCTCCGGGGTTAGCCAGGCGGCGGGCCGCGGTGCTCTCGCTGATCCCTGCGGCTTTGCTGAGATAGGGAGCGGAAAGCTCATAGCCCAGGAGCAGCCGCCGGACGTCCCAAAAGGGGGGATCAGGTCTCTTCAGTCTCGGCATCGGACTTCACCGCATTGTGTTTGGGCTCGTATTTGTCGCGCAAGGCAGCGTACTTTCTGTACCAGTCCAAAGACTCCTTATCGAGCTTGGCACGCTCTTTCTCAAGCTCCTCGATTTTCGCCTCGGCCTCGGACAGCTGCTCCGTTGTCTTCATGAACTGGCCTTGGAGACGGGTGAGATCTCTGAGGTTCTCGGTGTTCTCGGCTCTGAGGCGCTCAGCCTCCATATTCATTTGGAACAGACAGTTCAAGGAGAGGCAAGCATGGCCGACGGGGATACTGACATAAACGGGGCGCTTTTTACTCATGGGATTCTCCTTTCTAAATTTGTCTACATAAGTAGACATTCATATCAAAAAAATTTCGCTGGGTTTGACATTGAATACATCTGCGAGCTTCGCGATCGTTCTGGTGTTCACGTTGACTTCTTCGTTGTTCTCGATTTTGCTCAATGTGGTTCGCGATATCCCGCTTTTCCTTGCGAGCTCTTCCTGAGACATGCCAGAGCTTTCCCGAAGCTCTTTCAGCCGGTTCTTGATCACTGTTTCACCTCCGTCCTTGCGTCAACTTTTGTGGACAAGCGTATAATAGCACAGCCCGCACTTGCTGTCAACAAAAGTGGACAAAATTTTCATTGACTTTCTTTTGTAACTATTGTAAACTAAAGTTGACATTATTGAAGGGAGAGCCAACAAATGACACTGGGCGAATTCATCACACAGTACAGAGAGCAGCATAACATGTCAGGACGTTCCTTTGCCACCATGGTTGGCATTAGCCCCCAGCAGATATCCAATATTGAGAAGGGAATCGGGAATGATGGTAAACCGATGACCTCAACAATGAAAACATACAAGAAGATAGCGGAAGCTGTCGGAATGACGGAGAAAGACTTCTTGAACCTGCTTTCGGATAATGTCACGGTAAATCCGGAAGACGATCCCGTGCCGCAGGATGTTGTAGATCTGGCTCAGCTTTTCAGAGACCGGCCGGATCTGAGAGCGCTCATGGACGTTGGGCGACAGAACACGCCGGATCACGTCTATAAGCTGATTGAAAAATTCGAGGCAATGGAAGAGGGTGGTTAAGATGGGCTTGCCAATCGAAGACGCTGATTATTTTATCAGGGTGATGTCGTTCGGAGTGCCGATCCCGGCTGTGGTTCGACTCAACAGCGATGGAACATACATGATTTATCTTAACTCCGACTATGATTATGAGCACTGGCTTGATTCCTGGGAACATGAGCTGTGGCATATTGTCCATGACGATTTATACGGCGAGAAGGATATTAGAGACATAGAGTGGAAGAAGGGTGCATGATGGATTTCAACGAGATCGTTACACATACCGGGATGTGGGTTTGGGTGCTTATTGCCCTGGCTGCGCTGTGGTTTATTATTTTCATTCCTTCTGCAATCAAAAATTATGCCCTCAAACGAGAATGGAAATGCGCCGAGTGGCTTGATAAGCACATTGTGATTATAGAAATTGTCTGGATCGCGGCGCTTCTTTTCGTCGGGTGGTATTTTCAGATATGAAAGAACCGAAACCGAAACAGCTCCCATCTGGTAACTGGCGGGTGAGATTGCGTTTAGGCGGGGAAGATCTGAGCGTCACAATGCCGACCAAGGACGAATGCAAGGCCGAGGCGCTCCGGATCAAGACCGAGTACAAGTTAGGCAAACGGGAAGCAGCCAGCAAGGAAGCGAAAGAACTTACCCTGAAGGAAGTGCAGCAGTTATATATCAAAAAGTGCGAAGCTACACTGTCACCGTCAACGCTCCGGGCTTATAAGATCTATGCAAAGAAGCGTTTCCCAGAGTATCAGCAAACAAAACTGAAAGACCTGGACTTTCAGCAGGTGATTGATGACGAACTGGCTTTGAAGAGCGAGAAAACCGTAAAAAACAGCTGGGCCCTGCTTCGGCCAGCGCTTGAGGCTGCAGGCTATCCGGTGCCGAAGGTCCGTCTGGCTCCGGTGCCGGTCAATGAAGTTAATTTTTTGCAGCCGTCTGAAATCATGCCGTTCTGTGATGCCCTTGTCGGGAGAAGCTACGAGATCCCGGCGCTGATGCTCCTGCACGGTCTCCGGCTGTCTGAAATGCGCGGTCTCACCTGGAACAATATCGACCTGAAGAATGGAGTTATGACCGTCAAGGGTGCTCTCGTCCGAGGACCTGACGGGGAAGTGAACAAGAAGCAGAACAAGAACGCCACTTCAACGCGTCCCGTGCCGATTATGATTCCGCGTCTCCTGGAGCTCCTGAAGGCCGCTGACGGCAAGACAGGACCCGTGGTAATAATTGGGGCGGGGACGATGCTTGAAGACGTTAAACGGACCTGCAAACGGGCAGGAGTGACCGAAGTGACATGTCATGGCCTGCGGCATTCATTCGCGAGTCTGTGTTATTATCTGGAGATCCCTGAGAGGCAGATTCAGGAATGGGGCGGCTGGAAAGATCGGACAACGCTGCACCGCATTTATATTCGGCTGACTGCTGCGGGCCGGTCTGAAGCTCAAACCAAAGTCACAAGCTTTTTCGGGAAATAAAAAAAGCCGCCTCAATGGGCGGCAATTCGTGGCCGTTTTCGTGGCCGTTTTTGTTGTCAGAAGTGGGTTTTGAGCGTTATTTTTGACGGCGTGCTGTCATCTCTGAATCTGTCTGAAAATGCTTAAAAAGCCAGTAAAATAAAGAAAAGTCCCTGATTCTTGACGAATCGGGGACTTGGTATTTTTGGTGCCGGTGGTGGGACTCGAACCCATCTTGAATACGCCAAAGGCCCTGTAATTACTTGGCTTTTTCGGGGCCGTGGTCATTTTCGTGGCCGTTTTTAGATCTCGTCCACCCAGACACAGTTGTCCTCGGTCTTGATCTCGCCCATGAATCCTTCGTTTGTTTCCTTCCACTCCATCGCCTGTTCGATGCAGTAGTCCACATCGTCAACGGTGTAAGTGTCCGTATCTTCGTTGTAGGGAAGGGAACCGGCTTCGAAGAAGTCCTGGCTCCAGTCCGGGGAATATCCGGATCCTTCCCACACCATCATGCGAATGTTTACGGTTTTCTTTCCGTCTGTGATTTTCATTTCTGCTCCTCCTTCATCATGCGTCTAAGTGCTTCTTTGATTACGGTCTGCTTTGATTTTCCGTCTAGGAATGCGATGATGTCTGCGTCTGTTGCTTTCTGCAGCTTGACTGAGACGTGAACGGTGTTTTCTTTGTCCCATACCTGCTGTCGGGCGTTGCGCTTTTGGATGTCTGCCACGGGAAAACCTTCTTTCACGATAATGTACCTCCCATTATATCAATCTGTCGGTGTGACCGTCAAGAGAAAACTGCGTCTGAAACCCGGCTATCATGCCGGCGGCGAAAAGGTCCAGGAACCGCATGAGCTTTGCTTTCATTCTTCTGCATCCTCTCTCCCCGGATGGCCTGATAGGTCAGCCTGTATGAATGATTCTGTCTGAAATGTGTTGTCTGATTAATCTGCGGTGAATGCGTCTGAAATCCGTGCGCTGAGCGCTCTACAGTATTCCGCCCTCCTGTTTGCCCTGCGGTTTTTCTCAACGGCTGTCTTGAATGCTTCGCTGTCGGGATCTTCTGCGAGTCTAACGATATCCTCGGCGGCTGCTTTGGCTGCGTTCTCTGCTTCGCCCTGCGCGTTCTGGGCCAGCGTAAAGCAGTCTGAAAGATCGTCGTCTGAAAGAGTCTTCTGCTTGAGCTGCTGGATCTGCGCGGTGGCTTCCTGGCTGATCTGCAGGATCTTGGCTTCGGCTTCCTGTCTGGTCCGGCTGATCATCTCGGCCCGAACTGCCAGCAGTTCCTCGGCCTGTCTGAGCTGATCCGCCAGGTCTTCGGCTTTCTTCTCTGCGGATTCTGCCCGCTGCTTCATGCTGCATCCGAAGTCGTTCTGTATGTTCTCCTCGGCGATCTCGAAGCATCCTTCAAAAGCTATGGCAAGATAGCTGTCTGAGCCAAGCGCGGCGACGATTTCCCGGATCTGAGCCAGGGCTTTTCTTTCTTGTTCTTTCGTGGTCATGGTTCTATCTCCTTTCTATCTGGTGGCCGGGGTTTTGCGCCCCGGCCCTCTCGTCTGTGTCTGTCAGGCTACGAACTTTGCGAGATAATCGGCAAACTGAACGGTTTCGTTTGTCTCGTCTGCCTGCGCTTTGACATGGCCGAAATTGTCATGGGTTAGATAATACTCGCCGAAGGATCTGATATGCTGGATCAATCCGCCGTCATTGTCTCCGAGGTCATAACGGCCGGTGTAGCTGAATTCCTCGCCGTTTTCGTCCGTGCCGGTGATGGTAAACTTTGTCTTGTAATACCAGCCAAGGCCGAGCTCGGTTTCCCGCGTCTCGTTCTGCTCTCTGTCGAGCGTTCCGAGGATCTTTTCAGCTGCCCGGATGGAAAGCTTCAGTTCGTCGTCTGCGAAATCATAGAATGCGGGGTGCTCGCTCCAGTTGATCAGAACAACCGGCTGCCCGTCTTGGATCGGGTGGGCCTCGGCTTCGGTCTGGATGAGGCGCCGGCCGTTCGTGCGCTGGCACAAGAAATTCTCACGCTGTCTGAGCTCCTTTTCGTGCTCCGCAGCTTTGCGGGCGTTCTCGGCTTCCTGCTTCTGGCGGTCGATCTCTGCCAGGTCTTCGGCTGTGGGCTGGCCTGGGTCTTCGGCCTTGGCAAACTGGGCAAGGAACTCTTCGCGGCGGGCGAGGTCTTCGCGAAGCATGTCATAGTGACCGGGCCAGGGCTCACGGCGTCCGCTGTTGAGCGTTGCGCGGAGGTCTTCGCAGTATGAGCGATCCATGCGAGCCTGCGCCTTTTCCGCAGCATAGCGGAAATACTTAAACAGTGGATGATCCGGACCGAGGCGAGCGTGGTCCTCTTCGAAGTAGTCGGAATAGGAATCACTGTTATTTTCCACGGTGAAGAGGTCACGGGGCAGGTTGTTGTAGTCCCTGGCGTAGATACTCACGCTCGGCGTGCCGTCGGCGTTGTTGTTGAGGCTGTAGCCGCAGCGGATCAGCTTCCCGCCGTCAATCTTGATCCCGTTCCAGTAGATGCGGACGTGATCCTGTGCCGTGGCCTTAGCTGTGGCCTTGACTGCCTGGCGCTTGCCCTTCGGCTCCTGGGCCGGTGCTTCGCCTCCGAGGATCGCGGCGAGGGTTTCGGCGTCGGCGTAGCCGTACCAGATTTTCTTTACGCTGTGCCATTTGAATTTCTGAGCCTTCAGAGCTGCGCGGATCTCCTCGCTGGGCTTCTCGTTGAAAGAGATTTCAACGCTCCCGAACTGGGTGTTATTGGTGATGGTGTAATTCATTGTTGCGTCTCCTTTTCGATTTATTTTTTTGTGTGGCGTCGTCGGTGTTACCTTCGATGGTCACAATATACCACCGTCGGTAACACCTGTCAAGAGGTTTTTTCAATTTTTCCAAAAAAATTTTTCCGATGAGGTCAAAAGGCCAATAAATACTGATAGTTTCGAGGAAAAGATTTTTCAATAAAGCAATAACCTGCAGCGCCTGGGGCAGGGGATCATGTTCCCGCCTGGCCAGGATCACCGAAAGCATCGCCGGTTCTTCTCTCCCTCTTTCCCCCTCTCATACTCTCCCCTTATTACTCTCTTATTTCCACACACACCCTTATACAAATTATTTTTAGGAATTGGTTTTATATATGCTGATATCCCTTGTATTGATTTCAATATCTGATTTCAATATCTGATTTCATTTCAGATTTCTATACTCATTTCTTTATGATTTAATTATTATAATAATTACTCTCTTAATATCTATTCTCCCTATATATATAGTATATTATATATATAGACCCTATGAGGTTGTGAAGTGGTCACAGAAGTTGTATAAGACTTATACCCATACCTTCCAATAGGAAAGTAACTTACCTATAAGTAAGTAACAACGGAATCCGTAGTGGTTCCGATAACAGTTATTATGCGAACCAAAATACGCATAGAATAATCAATAGCACCGGTGATGCCTGCGCGCTGTGATGGCAATCATTGATTACCTGGCTTGAAATGATCAAAGAAGATAATGCCGATGGAAAAAAGAAAGATTTTTTCAGCGCTCCCCCGGCGGCAAGGGATTTTTAAGGACGCCCCCGGGCACCCCCGGCCCCCAAAAAAAATAGGGGATGGGTCTAACGTATATATATATTAGGCTTTTCAGAGACTCAAAACCCCTCAATAGTTTTCGGCTGATACACTGCTGTATTGCTGATATGATACTGCTGATGTGATGTGAGGTGGCGGGAAAAAGATGGGGGTAGGTGTTTTGTGGGATGAGCTGAAAAATTATAAAAGCAGATTCTGGAGAAGGGAGAAGACACACGAGGGAGCGTGTGCGATTAACAGTCTTTTCACAATCTCGGAGTTGACAATCAAAGGTTTCTATGGTAATGAATAAGATGACCCACGGGGGCGTGGGCGAGCTGTAAGGTTAAGGGGAAGCGGTGAGGGCATCCGGTGAGAGGCCGGGAGGCAATTACCGCTTTCGCTATAAGACAGCGGATAATGACAGTGCTTTTTCGGTAATGCAGCATGACAGCAGTGATTTCTGCATAGTTGCACCTCCTTTCTACGATAAAGCCCAAAGGCTGCTGGTCATTCCGGGTACCAGGCGGAATGATTGTGGGATGAGAACAAGCAGGCCGTGAAACCCGGCACTCCATTTCTACACATAGCACCGTAGAGCAGTCCGGTAGCTCGTCAGGTTCATACCCTGAAGGTCAAGGGTTCAAATCCCTTCGGTGCAACCACATGGCTTTGTAGCTCAACGGTAGAGCGCCCGACGTCTAATCGGGAGGTTCCTGGTTCGAATCCAGGCGAAGCCACCTCGGATGAGGTATATGATTCCGTAGCTTAAGTGGTAGAGCGGCCGGCTGTTAACCGGAGGGTCCAGGCTTCGAGTGCTGGCGGAATCCCGTATATCACAGAAACAGGTGGAATAAATGCGAACAGAGATTCGTCTTTCACCAATCGCAATAAAACAGATCGAGGACAGCTTGACTGCCGGGAAGGCGGTTGAGATGAGGGTTATCGGCGGGAAGCTGGTAATCTTTGAAGTCTCGAGCAAAAAGAAATACGAAGTGGTAGTTACATCACGGTAACTATGACGGCCATCACGGGTCAGACTACAGTGAAAGCTGTGGCCTGGCCCGTTTTTATTTTGCGAACATGGCGCAGACCAGCGCTGTGGAAATATAAACGATCTTAACCGCCGACCATAGCGGAGAAAGAGAGAAGCATATGGATAACGAAAACACCGTGCTGACCGATCAGGCAGAAGATCTTGAGACGTCGGGAGCTTTTGACGAAGGCTGGGAAACCGAACAGGACATTCCGGAAGAGAGCGACGGCTCAGACATCGGATGGACGTTCGGCGAGTACGACCGGGAAACTGAAGAGGTAAGCGATGGAGAGGAAGCTGAAGCAGACCAGCATGAAGCTGACACCCCTGAAGGTGAAGAAACCACTGACGGCGCTGAAAGCAAAGAGACGACAGAGGGAAAAGAAGGAAACTCCGACCAGAGCGATTCTTATGAACTCAAGTATCTCGGCGAGGCCAGAACCGTCAACCGTGACGAAGTAATCAAGCTTGCCCAGCAGGGCATGGATTATTCACGCATCCGGGAGAAGTGGGACGGCATCAAGGATGATATCCCGAAACTCAGGATGTATGAAGGTTTCCTCAAGGAACTTGCGGAGTCCCGCGGCGGGGACATTGAAGCCCTGATCGACGAGACCAGGACCCGCAGCCTGATGGCGAAGGCGAAGGCGGAAGGGAAAGAACTGACCGCATCTGCCGCAGCGGCTCAGGCAGTGCAGGCCAGGCTGAAGGCCATGGAGCCTGAAGAAGCGAAGCAGGAGAAGGCGCGGGAAGAAGAGCGTCAGGCTCAGCGCCAGGCTTCTGTTGCTCGGTTCATGAAGCTGTACCCCGACATCAAGGGGGAGGACATCCCGAAGAAGGTTTGGGATGACGCCGAGGAGATGGGCGACCTCACTGCGGCCTACATCAAGTACAACTCCGGCAAGTTGGCAGAGGAAAACGAATGCCTGAAGAAAGAACTCGAACAGGCGAAACAGCACCAGAAAAACAAGGAGCGTTCCATGGGTTCCTCGCGATCTGTCGGTTCCGGTGCGACCAAGGATCCTTTTGATGAGGGCTGGGACGACTTCTGATCTTACAGGAGTTGATTTAAGTGGCTGAAATGCAGCACAATTTCGAGTCAAAAGCTGCGAAGCGACTCGTAGAAGCATATTACACCGATTCCTACACCGAAGGTGTATTTTCCACCAAGTACGACTGGGACGGCGTGGCGACCATCCGCCTGCGTTCTCTCCCGACGGTCCCGCTGACTGAATATAACTGGCAGAAGACCGACGGCTCCCGCTTTGGCCCCCTGGTCGAGCAGGGCGATAAGGTCCAGCCGCTCACGATGACGCAGGACTATTCCTACAACATCTCGATTGACAAGCGGAACAACACCAGCACCCTTCAGGAGAAGGCGGCCGGCACGATTGCGAAGAACCAGGTCCGCTATGAGCTGATCCCGCAGACCGACAAGTACCGTCTCCAGGCGCTTTCTATCGGCAACGGCGTGACCGGCTTCGGTACCGCGGATGTGGGCGGCATCATTGAGACCGGCGTTTCTCTGACCAAGTCCAACGCCATCGAGAAGATTCTCCGCTCCAACGCGGCGATGAACAACAGGCGCGTCCCCAAGCGGAATCGCGTACTGTTCATCAAGGAGACCGAGAGCATCGCCATCAAGCTGGCGGACCAGGTTGTCGGCTCTCAGGCCACCATTCAGGATGTTGCCAAGCGCGTCATCAAGAGCGGTGAGCTGGGCATGATCGCAGGCCTACACATCGTCGAGGTTCCCGATGACGATATGCCGGAAGACGTCGTCTACATGATCGTCGCCAAAAACGCGGCTGTGGCCCCGACCAAGATCAGGACCATGCGCGTCCTTCAGACCCACCCGGATGTTGACGGTGCGGTTGCGCAGGGCAGATTCTTCTATGACTGCTTTGTCATCGCGGAACATGCCAACGGCGTTCTTGTCGCGAAGAGCACGAACTGATCCCATATCGACACAGAATAAGGCCCTCGTAATGAGGGCCTTTCCTCTAAAGAAAGGATGATTTGCGGTGTATAACCCCAACGATGTCTTCCAGAAACAGCTTTCTCAGCTTGCAGAGAGTTATCGGCAGGGAACCTCGCCGGTTCTTCAGCAGATGGGGCAGCCGGCAGTTGAGCAGGTTAAAAGCGTTCCGGGTATCACGGGGGCGCGGGAATACCTGAAGAACATGGCGGCATCCAGTTCCCAGATTCTGATGGACGAAACTCAGAACATGTTCTTCCTTGTGCGGAAAGACGCGAACGGCAATCCGTCTCCAATCACCGTCGGTAAATTTACCGTGGAGACTGAGCCGGTCGAAGAGAGCCCGTATATCAGCAAGCAGGACTTTGAGGCTTTCAAAGCTGAACTTTGGGAAAGGCTCGGGAAAGGAGCGACGGCATGAACGACATCTTGAGTTTACTCGGCGGCGGCGCAGCATCGGGAGGATTTTCAATGCTTCTCAAAGCGATTGGCGCAGCCATGCGCGGAGAAGACCCGGCGACGTTCATGCGCAGCCTTGCCAACAATCATCCGGCACTGAAGCAAGTCGATTTTAATGACCTGTACGGCTCTGCTCAGAAGCTTTGTAAGGAGAAGGGCCTTAACCCTGACGATGTTGCGCGAAGCATTGATGGAGTTGTAGCGGGTCAAATTAAATAACAGAAGGAGATACGACGTATGAACAGTAATGGTGGAAGTTCCTTTTTCGGTTCTGACTGGCTGGGCGCATTCCTGATTATCGCGATCCTGTTCGGCGGCGGCCTTGGCTGGGGCGGCAACAGAGGCCCCGGCCCTGACGTGGCTACGAAAGAGTATGTAATGGATTCCGTGAACAATCAGGCGACCCAGACCGGCCTCAGAGACATCCTGCTCAGCTCTGCGAACAACAACTACGAGACCGCGCAGCTGCTGAACCAGCAGAACATGATGTATCTGAATCAGAGCCAGGCGAACCAGATCAACGTCTTGCAGGGCTTCAACGCCCTCCAGCAGCAGATTGCCCAGATGGGCTTCCAGATGGAGAATTGCTGCTGCTCGATCAAGACGCAGATGCTTCAGGACAAGTACGAGGCGCTCCAGGAGCAGTACCGCAACGCTCAGAACGACCTCAGCAATGCGGCCCAGAGCCAGTACATCCTCGGAGCACTCGGACGGTTTGTGGCCTATCCGTCTCAGGCCGCAACCATCGCAACCGCAGGCTAAATACAAAGGGTGGGCGGGAAACCGCTCACCCTCTTCTTATATGGAGGAACAATTATGGATATGACAAAAATGTTCAAAGAGCTTGCGGAGTTTGTGATGGAAGAACTCTCGGATGCTCAGAAATATGCCAAGAAAGCGCTCTGTCTGAAAGGCGAGAACCAGAAGCTGGCTGATATGTTCTACACCCTGTCGGTGGAAGAGATGAACCACATGAACCGGGAGCACGCGGCAATGAAGGAGATTGTTGCGGCTGACGCGGAGAAATACGGCCTTGCATTTGAGCTTGTGACCGATCATGCCACAGAATGGGCAAAGGAAATCAAGGTCATGCAGGATATGTACAGGGAGTAACCCGCAATGATTCAGATTACAGTCGATACGCGAAGAGCGGTCGTTACAAATAAAGAACTACTCACGACGGGGTCTGCCGGAATTCAGGTGCAGTTCACACTGTCCGAGGATTGGGCCGGCCTGTCTAAGATGGCGGTGTTCAGACTGGGAGACGATGGGCAGAAAGTTGATGTTGTGCTGGATTCCAGCTTGACTTGCGTTGTGCCGCCGGAAGTCCTTACCCTCGACGGCGAAGTAGTGTTTATCGGCGTATATGGGCACAACGGGCAGGGAACCGTCATCATCCCGACGATTTGGGCATCTGCCGGTGTCGTGAAGCCTGGCGCTGAACCTGAGACGCCTGCGTCTGCCGAACCGACTCCTGCGATCTGGGCTCAGATTCTTGACGTCGCGCAGGGCGCAGAAGAGACCGCAACCGAGGCAATGAGCCTTGTCGAGTCTGGCTTGCAGGATTTGACGGTACTGGAAGCATCCGTTGAGGCTGCTGAATCGAGCAGAGTGGATGCAGAGCAGAGCAGAGTCGCCGAAGAGAACCAGAGGGTCGATGCAGAGGACAGCCGAGTTTTGGCTGAAGATGCCAGAGTTACCAATGAAAATGCGAGAAATGATGCCGAAATCGCGAGAGCGGCTGCTGAGCAAAGCAGGGTTACTGCTGAGAATGCAAGGGCCAGCGCGGAAGGAGACCGCGCCACCGCTGAGCAGACGCGGCAGAGCAATGAGGCCGCAAGGGCAGAAGCAGAGGCCGAACGGGTAGCAACGGCGCTGGCCAGAAGCTTTGAGCTTGTGCCGAATCACGCGCTTGCCGTCATTGATCCGAACGCCAATACCCTGACGGTGGCTCCCGAGCGGATTGTCTTCACGCTTTACAAGTGGGAGAACGGAGAGCGAGCGGCATACGTCGCGGGGACGATCGGGACAACGCTGTATGACCCGGCAACATCCTCCGGCTCTTACGTCAGTGAAACCAACAAGAGCTCTACGACCAGGTATCTTCCCGCGTATGCAAACCTTCATGCCGGATGTTATGTCTATGCCACGGCGTCGTTCACGATTGACGGAGAGAGCTATTCCGTCAGAAGCGTGAATGTACCCGTGATTACCAACGGCGATGACGGATATTCCCCGGCTGTGACGATTGAGACGATCACCGGTGGACATCGGGTCACGATCACTGACGAAACGCATCCGAGCGGTCAGAGCTTCGATGTGCTGGACGGCACAAATGATGCAGGAAACGTGAGTTATGACGAAACCGCAACCTATGAAAGCGGTTCTGTGGGTGCAGAGCTGAGTGACTTAAGTCGCCAATTAAATGACTTAGAGCCTGATGTTGAGACGCTCAAGGCGATGTCCGACGAGTTGGTCGGGAGAGAAGAGTCAAGCGCGTGGGAACTGGCTTACAGCTTGACCGAATCAGATCAAACGACCGGGCTTAATGTTCTTGCGGGTTATATACGTTCACGCACTGGATCATATCCCGGCAGGATATCCTCAAACAACGCCCGAAAAACAGGCTGGTTTAAGACGACAGAGGAAATAACAATCAGTATGGATTGGTACGGAGATACTAGGCTACGAATCTCTGATGAAGTCCCCGAACTTGGAAACAGTAAGGCGTTTACCGGCACCGTTTATCAGAGTGCGGACAGTGAATATCCTCTTCCAACTGATGCGCATCCGCTTACCATTCCAGCAAATAAGTACGTCGCGTTTGGATATGTTGGAAGCGCCAGCACATACTATACCAGAATCTATATCCTCGCCAGCGTCTCAAAATACGTTCTTGACCCAGACGTCGGACTGACAGAGGCAATGAGGGCTGAGATTTCCGGAGACATTGCTGATGGGATTGCACAGGAGTCTGCTTCGCTCCGAAACTCCAGCGAAGTGATCAACACCGTTTGGGGGATTGGCAATTTCTCAATCACCACAGGAGCGGATATCCGTGGATCTTTAGACGGCAACACATCAAGGCGCAGTAGTCCTGTGTTTAACGCACCTTATCCTATGGCAGTTGGGAATGATACTGACTATCGTTTGAGGATGAGCATTGCGGGATCTGACTATGCAATTACAAGCGGCGGTGATTTTGCCGCCGGAAACTTTACAGTTGTACCCGCTAATACGCCTTTCCGGGTGACGATCAGGAATCAGTCCGATTCCGACATCAGCGCACTAACCGACGGTGAGCTTAACAGCCATGTTTATATTCGTGCGCTCTTCCCGAATGGGTACGCGCCGGTGAAATGGTGCGCTATGGGGGACTCTATTACTCAGGGTTGGTATAGCGAAATTTCCGGGAGCGGTGCAGTAAATAATACGGACGCATCCAAAACATGGGCGGCAAAAGTGGCAATGATTAATGGCTGGCAGGTCAAAAACATTGCCAGAGGCAGCACAGGATGGCTTGATCCGGTCACAGCTGGGGATTATACAAGCGCTGGCTTTTATGTAGCAAGACATACCGACTTTACGCCTTATAATCTTGTCACGCTGGCCTACGGTATCAACGACTGGAAAGCCAACAGAGTTGTTGGAAGCTATGAGGATGTCCCGGTTGCGGATGAGACTCCGACAACGGTTATGCAGGCTATGAGGGCTACAATTGAGGCGATTATGGCAAGCAATCCGACGTGCAAGATTATCGTGATTCTGCCGCTTAACTGCATCGGGTACAGTTACAACTATGGGTCAAAAGCCACGAATTACGGACTTGGTTATGCGTTTTCCAATAGCGGAACACTTGAGAGCTTTGTACAGAAGATGATAGAGGTCTGCAATTACTATGGCGTTCAGTATGTTGACCAGTCTCATTATTCATGCATTAATCGGGAGAATCTTATGACGGCTTTGCCAGATGGTGTACATCCGAGCGTTGCTTTCCATGATCTGCTTGCCCATGAGCTGGCAAAAAAAATCGCGTTCTGAAGTCACTTAACGGACTGCTGGGAACTGATGAGATGGTCAAGTCCATCGTGGGGGCCAGCTATGCTGTCAAATAGTGTAATGACAGTTGCCCTTCCCTGCACGCAAGGAGCGCACAGTTTGGAGTTCACGACTCACCAGTTTGTCATTTAATGGCCTATTTTAGTGACAAACCTATCTCGTGATTTCGCTGGATTTTCACGAGATAGGCAAAAGATAACAGGAGGGATGCCGATATGCTTTTGGTCAAGATCATGATTGCAATCGCAATTGTTTCGGCAGCGGTAATCTTTGCTTTCGGTGTATGGGGGAATAAATCATGAGCGCAGATGATTTGGACACATGGATTAACGACCTGTTGGAGGGTAAACAATGAGTTATCATCAAAAAATCTATAACCTGTTGCGTGGATACGGCCTTTCCGAAGCCGGTGCGCTTGGGATGCTTGGCAACTGGGAATGTGAGTCAGGCTGTGAACCGTATCGTGTGCAGGGAGACTATCAGGCAAGCAGAGCAATTAGCAAAGCTTACGTCAATGCTATCCAGAATGGCACACAAGACCGTGAACGTTTCGCGATGGATCAGAAGGGCTTTGGCCTCGCTCAGTGGACGTATCCACAGAGGAAACGGAATCTGTGGGATTTGTGGAAGGCAAGCATACACCGCATTGATGATGTGGAATTTCAAGTCTGGTTTGCCTACACCGAGCTTGTCAAAGAGTATTCCGGTCTTCTGAACTATCTCAAGACCGCAGAAGCAATCTGGGATTGTACTGACCGAATCTGCCGTGAGTATGAGCGACCGGCGGTCAACAATGTTCAGGCACGTTATGAGGCGGCACTGCGGATCAGAAAAGAGCTTGACCTGTCAGGGACGGCAGTTGTTGACGATAATGCAACAACTGAAGAGAAACCAGAGGAACCGAAACTTGAAACCTGGCCTCCGAGGGTGATTGACGAGCATTGTTCCGGGTGGGCAGAGGTCTGGCTGTTGCAGTCGCTTCTGAAATGCCGTGGCTATAATGTGCTGGTTGACGGCATCTGGGGGAGCCTGCTGACAGATAAGGTCAAACAGTTCCAGCAGGCGCACGGGCTTGACGCGGACGGAGTGGTTGGCCCCATGAGCTGGGCCAAACTTATGGAGCGGGGGTGACACCGATGCAGAATCTTACACCGGCTCAGGCAACCGTTATTGCCTCGATTATCTCAGGGCTTGTGGCTGTCATCGTCTGCCTTGTGAACAACAGGGCAGTGACAAGCAAGCAGAAGATTGAGAACGCGAAACGGGACGCGAAACTGGAAATGTGGATGCAGACCGTAGACCGGAAGCTGGATACACACAACGGATACGCAGAACGATTCGGAGAAATCAGTACAGACATCGCGGAGATTAAGACCGCGATCCAATTTTTGAAGGAGAAATAACATGGAAAAGAAACATTTCATCGTTGTGGACGATACGGGATTCTTCAATGTGACCGCAGAGTCAGTTGAGGAAATCAGGGCAGAGTACGGTAACGACTGTACCATCTATCAGGAGGTAACAGAATGAATACAATCGACTGGAAAAAGAAACTCACGAGCAGAAAGTTCTGGCTGGCTGTGATCGGGCTGGTTTCCGGCCTGCTCATGGCGTTCAAGGTTGACGGAGAGACGGTGGAAACCATCTCAGGCGTGATCATGTCCGCTGCTTCCGTCATCGCTTACATCATCGGAGAAGGGATGGCCGACGCAGCCGCAGTGGATGCGAACAAGACGGAGGAATAAACCATGGCGTTTACCGGAAAAGTAAAAGCCGGAGGCAATACGGGGCCCGTCGGATCTACCCTTTACGGGCTGTGCACCACGGCGGCGAATGTCGCGGCCAAGGAAGTCACGATTTCAGAGCTTGACACGCTGATCACGGGGCTCACGATCCATGTCAAGTTCACCAACGCAAACCGGGCTGAACAACCGACGCTCACGATCCCGAGCGTCGACAGCGTCGCAAGGAGAATTTACCGGCATGGCGCGGTATCTCCCGGCGTGACGGACCGGGAGGCGTGGTACGCCGGGGCAGTCGTCTCGCTCACCTTTGACGGGACGGCATGGGAGATGAACGACTGGCAGAGCGATACAACCTACGGCAACGCGAGCACATCGGCGGCGGGCCTGATGAGCGCAACGGACAAACTGGCTCTGGACAACATCAGAACCAAGCGGACCACTTCGCTTGTCTTCGAGGGCCTATCAACCACGACATGGACGGAGGAAAATCCCAAAACCTATGCCAGTTACCCGTACACGGCGGAAATCAGTTGCCCCGGCGTGACGGCGAACCACTTTGCGCAGGTCTGCTTCAACCCGGAGGACGTCGTCAACTATGTGCCTTGCCCGGTGTGCCAGACGGGGAATGGCATCGTCAAGGTTTGGATGATGATCAAGCCGGGCAACGCCCTGACGGTTCCGACGGTCTTCGCGATCCTGCCGGACAGAACATGAGGTGAAGCATGGCAACGTATCAGACGACAGGGACAGTCACCGGAATGGATGTGTTCCAGGCGGCAATCACCATTATGGACGAGCTCTCGGACGAGGGCAAGTACAGGTACGAGGACACGGATGAATACCGCAACCGGACCCTCGCAATCCTCAACATGCTCCAAAACGAGCTGTATCCATACAGCGACACCTACGGGCAGAATCAGGAGTGGGGCAGCAGGCGCCGGCCGGTGGCAAACCGGCTGGAAGATCTTTACTCGGAGATCGACCTGGACGACTACTGCGCGGGAACGGTGCTGCCCTACGGGCTTGCGGCCCACTTGCTTTTGAACGAGGATCCGAGCACGGCGAACTACTGTCAGCAGCGGTACGATGAGCTCAAGGCCTCGCTCATGCGTGGAATGCCCGCGGAGAGCGAAGAGATCACAGATGTTTACGGCGGTCTGGAACCGTACAACGAGTTCAGCCGCTGGGGATAAAGGGGGGCATGACGGATGCCGAGACCGAAGGGCAGCCGGAACAAACCGAAGGACGGAATGCCGGACAGACCGTACCGCAGCCCGGACGAGCTGAAGGACAAGATGCAGGAATACTTCCGGACATGCGAGAAGGAAGAGGAATGCGTTTTCCCGGATGAAGCGGGCATGCGAATCTTCCTCGGCCTGGGGCACAAGAGCTATCAGAGCTATATGGAGGACCCGGCATACGAACTGGTCTTCGACTGGGCGCAGGACATGCGGGAGAGCTGGGCGGCAAGAGGCCTGGCAGCTAATCCGAGGAACGCGCAGGCCTTTCTCAACATTCTGAAGCAGGCGGCGAATGGCGGATGGGTTGACCGGAAAACCGACAAGGAAGACAAGGTCATCGAGATCCGGGCGGCGGGCGTCGGAGGCGTGGAGGCATTCAAATGAGCCGGGGCGTCAACAGGATCGGAACGGACCAGACCGCCAGCGGCCAGGAGAAATCCAGAGTCAAGGGCCTTACGGTCTGGGACCCCGGCGTAGCAAACCCGAAGCAGCAAGAATTCTATATGGCCAAGGAACTCTATGTGGGATTCGGCGGGGCCAAGGCAGGCGGCAAAACTCATGCCGTGAGAATCAAGGCCTTCGGGACGGCGCTCATGAATCCGGGTATTCGTATTATCATCTTCCGCAAGACATATCCGGCTTTGGAAGAAAACCACATCATGCCGCTTAAGCGCATGGCGGTGAAGACCGGAGCGGCGACATACAACGGGACCACCAAAATGTTGACCTTCGTGAACGGCAGCACGATCCGATTCGGGCACTGGTCCGGCGCGGACAGCGAGGACGAATACAACGGCCAGGAGTATGACCGTGTGTTTCTTGACGAGGCAACGCAGTTTTCGGAGAGGGCGTTCAACCTTCTGGCGGGCATGCTCCGCGGCGCTTCACCCTATCCCAAGCAGATGTACATCACCTGCAACCCGGGCGGCGTGGGCCACAACTGGGTCAAGAGGCTGTTCATCGACCGACAGTACGAGACCGGACACGAAAACCCGGAAGAGGACGAGCACCCGGAGGACTACCGCTTTATCTGGGCGAAGGTCGAGGACAACGTGCAGATGCTCAAGCACAGCCCGAAGTACCTCGAACAGCTCTCGAAGCTCCCGGAGGACGTGCGGCACGCGTACCGTTACGGCGACTGGGACAGCCTCGGCGGCGGGTACTTCAAAGAATTCAAGAAGCCGACGCATGTGCGCAAGGCCTTCAAGATCCCGAACCACTGGAAACGGTACAGGGCCTTCGACTACGGACTTGACATGTTTGCGTGCGTATGGTTCGCGGTTGACACGGACGGGCGGGCCTGGGCCTACCGGGAAGTGGAGAAAAAAGGCCTGATCATTCAGGACGCGGCGGCGCTATGCCTGCAGAACAGCCCCGCTTACGAGAAAATCGAAGTTACCTACGCCCCGTGGGATATGTGGAGCAGAACCAAGGAGAGCGGAAAGACGATGGCGGACCAGTTCCTGCAGAACGGTCTTTCCATCATCCAGAGCCCGAGAGACAGAGTGCAGGGCCACATGGCGATGAAAAGCATGATGGCCCAGATGCCGCTCAAAGATCCGTTTGTCCGGGGGCTTTTCCCGGAGGGCCAGGTTCCGGCCACGATGCCGGGACTGATGTTCTTCTCGGACCTTTCCAAGGTCATCAAGGACATTGAGGAGATCCAGGCGGACGAGAAGAACCCGAACGACTGTGCCAAGGATCCGCACGAGATCACGCACACGGTGGACGCGGTGAGAGGCTTCTGCGTCAGCAGGATTCTCCCGACGGAAGAACCGGAGATCAAGAAGAAGCGAACCTTCGAGGACATGATCGAGGACAAGGAAGAGGACTATGAAAGCTATATGTGCGGCGGGGAGCCAAGCCCGGACTATCTCGGAGCCGCATAAGGAGGAACAGCATGACAGTACTGACAATTCTTGTGGTGTGCGCTGTGGCGCTCTGCGGCCTCTGTGGCGCGATCGCAGCGGCAGCCAATAAAAGAGCCACGGCAGCGGAAGATTTTTCGCAGCGGACGTTAAACACGGCAAATGAGATCGGCCAGCGCAACGGGGACGAGAACAGGGCGCTGCGCGTTGCTCTGAACGCCCTGAATGAGATTGTGAAGAACCTCAAGGAAGAGAACGCGTCCATCCGTGACGAGCTTGCAAAGGTGCGGGACCTGATCCCGGAGGACGTCAAGGAAGAGCGGCTGAGGCGAGAAGTCCTGATGAGCCAGCTGAACGATGAGCTGGAAACCCGCGTCAAAGCGGAAAAGGAATGGAACGCGATGGTGGCGGGCGTCCTCGGCTATGATCTGAAAACAGCCAGAGCCGCGGGAGTGAAGGACAATGAGTAAGAAAAAGCAGATCGCGGAACTCGGCCTCTTCGACGGCAACGACAAGCCAGATGTCCAGTGGGGCTGGAAGAACTACACGGAGAGTGTGAGCTACAACACGCGCGTCAACCTTCAGGAGACCGTCAGGGCCAACGAGAATTTCTACATCGGCAAGCAGTGGGAAGGCGTTCAGGCCAACGGCCTTCCGACGCCGCAGTTCAACTTCCTCAAGCGGACCGTCGGGCACACGGTGGCCTCGATTGTGTCGGACGACGTGCGGATGACGGCAACGCCGCTGGAAGCGGCGCCGAACGAGAAAGAACTCATCGACCCGGTGCGGATCGTAAACGAGGAGTTTTCTCGGCTTCTGGAACAGGTGAAGTTTTCACGGCTTCAGAAGATCTTCGTCCGGGACGCGGCGGTGAGAGGGGACGGGTGTATGTACACCTGGTGGGACGCGGACGCCCCGGCTGGCAAGGGCCAGAAGGGCAGAATCCGCACGGAGATCGTGAAGAACACACGGGTGTTTTTCGGCAATCCCAACGACGCGCAGGTGCAGACACAACCGTGGATCATGATCGAGAAGCGGGATATGGTGAGAGCCGCGAGGAAACGGGCGGTGGAATTTGACGCTCCGGACTGGGCCATGATTCTGCCGGACGACGCGGAGGGCACGGAAGCCTTTGACAGCCAGAAGCGGACAGACAACAAGGTCACCTGCGTCACGCTCATGTGGAAAGACGACGAGAAGGGCGAGGTGTGGGCCTGCGAATTCACGCATAACGTGATGATCCGTAAACCCTACAACACGAACCTTCGGCTGTACCCACTGGTGTGGCTGAGCTGGGACTATGTGGACGAAAGCTATCACGGACAGGCAATGCTCACGGGCCTTCTTCCGAACCAGATCTTTGTCAACAAGATCTGGGCCATGAGCAGCCTCAACATGTACCGCAGCGCCTTCGGCAAATATGTTTATGACAAGACCAGAATCGCGCACATCGACAACCGCGTCGGTGCGGCCATTGCGGTGACGGGCAATGTAGACGGCGCCATCAAGGCCATCGATCCCCCGGCGATTCACCCGCAGGTCTTCCAGTACATCACGGCGGCAATCAACACGACGCAGGAAACCCTCGGTGCGACGGAAGCGGCCCTGGGCGAAGGCAAGGCCTACAACACCTCGGCGGTGCTGGCCCTGCAGAAGGCGTCGGCCACGCCGCATGTGGTCACGCAGCAGAACGCTTATGATCAGGACGAGGATCAGGGAAGAATCTGGCTTGAGTTCATGACGGTGTACTACGGAAAGCGGACCGTGGACATGGCCATGACCGACGAGATGCGGGCCATGTTCGAGCAGGCCAACATGCTTGCCCAGCAGGCGGGACAGCCGCCCATGGACATTCCGGACACGGTCCCGGTGGACTTTGACTTCGGAAGCCTCAGAGACCACGAAATGAATATCCAGATTGACGCGGGCGCCAGCAGCTATTACAGCGAGATCGCCAGCATGGAGACTTTGAGCAACATGCTTGAGCGCGGCGTCATTAACGGCGTACAGTTCCTGGAGCGCGTACCGGACGGCCATATCACGAGACGCCTCGAACTGATTCAGGAGCTCAAAGAGCAGGCGAGACAGCAGCAAGAAATGCAGCAGGCCATGCTTCAGCAGCAAATGGCGCAGGCAGAGGCGCAGGGCGGAGCTCCGGGAGGGGCTCCCGCCCCGGGCGGTCCGGGCGACACGGTGGAGACCGAAGCCACGGCGGAGCGGAGAAGCACGGGCTTCAAGGAGCTGGGCGAGGCGCTGAGACGAGTTGAGAGGGGACCGGGATGGCGAGAATCGGCGGCGTAACAAACGAGAGAATTTTCAGCCTCAAGAAATGGGGCGGGCTGAACGAGGCCCCGGACGGGGACACCAAGCTCAAGCTGGGCGAGGCGTCGAAAATGGTCAACTGGAAGATCACGAGAGACGGCAACCTCAAGCGGCGCCCCGGCACAGAGTTCGTGGCGGGGCTGAGCCCGGAATACCGCCTGGAACGCAGCGGCGATATCGCAGAGCTTCAGCAGGTGACGGATGAGGACCGGTTTGAGGTCTACCAGGCCGCGTCCGTCACTACGGTTCCCGGCAGAGTCGTGCTTGAAGGGACGGGCGCGTCTATGGTGGGCGGCGTCCTGATGACCAGCGGGGCGACGATGCGAAACGGCGTTCTGGATTTTGGGGATTCGGACACGGCAAACATTGTGGGCGGCGTGCTGACAGTGGTGAACGCGGCTTCGGAGATCAGCCTTGCGGAGCTGCGGGAGCAGCTGGAAGCCCTGGAACCGGGAAGCGACCTTTATCTCTGGCACGACGAGCTGCCGTATGCCATCAACGAAAACTCCCTGTATGAGGTCAGCGGGAAGCAGTATCTCGGCGGATACCTTGTCAAGTCGGTTCCGGCCAGAAGCGCAGCCGTGGCGGGACTGTGGACCGGGCTTGTGCAGGGAAAGGAAACGCTTCTTGCCGCCTGCAACGGGTGGCTCTGGAGCCTGTACGACGAGGACAGCGACCGGATGATCCGCAGGCAGCTCCGCGAGGTGGACACCAGCGGGCGGGTGACGTTCTTCCCCTTCGGCGGGAACGTGTACATCCTGGACGGGGATGAATACTACGTCTTTAACGGGGAGGGCGTTTCCGTTGTCACGGGGTACTTCCCGATTGTCTATAAGCAGGTGGGACCGGTGGTGGCAGGAAGCGACGATTCTTCCAGCGGCGAGGAGACGGGCGAATACGTCAACCGGCTCACACCGTACCGCCGGGTGTGGCTTTCTCCGGACGGGGAGGGGGACACGTTCCCGATGCCGGAAAAGCACATCATTTGGGACAGCCAGTGCCACGTCAGCTATATCGGAGACACCGAACCCGTACCGCTTGAATACGGAATCGATTATACCGTAGACACGGACAAGGGGCAGATTACCTTTACGCTCACGGACGAGCAGGACCAGCCCATTCACCCGGCAAAGAGCGTCAACAGCTACGAGGTCTGTTACCGGGCCATGTCGGACGCGGATTACGCGTCCATGCGGGCGCAGGTGACGGGCAACCGGTTCGCCGAACTCTTCTCCGGCCCGACGGACAACATGGTCTATCTCTACGGCGACGGGACGAACCGGGCACTCTATTCCGGGATGGACGACGACGGGATGCCGAGGGCGGACTACTTCCCGGACCAGTACGAGGTCCACGCAGGCGACAGCAACACGCCCATCACGGCGATGATCCGGCACTACGGGGATCTTGTGTGCTACAAACCGGACAGCACATGGGCCATTACGCAAAACGCCATGGAGCTTGCAACCGGGAACGACACGGTGGGCGTCTACTGCACCCCCGTCAACCGCGACAAGGGCAATGTGGCGCCTGGGCAGGTCCGCCTGGTGGACAACAACCCGGTAACCTGCTCCGAGCGGGAGCTTTACCACTGGGTCAATTCCAGCTATTACACCTCGACGCTTTCGAGGGACGAACGGCAGGCGCGGCGAATCTCCGACCGGATTCAGAGCAGCATCAAGGAAATCGACCTCACGAAATGTTGCATGTGGGACGACAACGACGGGCAGGAGTGGTATCTCAGCGAGAACAAAGTCACGCTCGTCTGGAACTATGTGACGGACACCTGGTATCGGTACGAGGGGATCGACGCGGTGTGCATGTGCAACTTCCACGGCGAAGTGATCTACGGCACGAGCGACGGGCTTGTGGCGAGAATTACCTACGACGCCATGGGGGACATGGGATACCCCATCAAGGCGGAATGGGAATCCGGGAGCATTGACTTCGGCGCGGCGAACATGCGGAAGTATTCCTCAAGCATGTGGGTCGGCCTCAAGCGGGAAGAGGGAACCAGCGTGGACGTGAGCCTCATCACGGACCGGAAGAACACGTTCAAGGAAAAGATCGTATCGAGCGACAAGGCGAAGATCGAAGGGCAGCCATTCATGGTCAAGGTAAAGCTCAAGGCCAAGAAGTTCGTGTTCTACCACCTTCTTTTCACGGTGGACGACAAGCAGCCAGCCGTCACGGTGACGGACGTGGAATTCCTGGTCCGGCAGACCGGATACGCAAAGTGAGGGAACAGACATGATCGGGAAAACGAATTCGGGGATCATCCTCGGGATTATCAACGTGACATGCCCGTTTGCGGCGACGGTCACCCTGACGCAGAGCGGGAAGGGCTACCGCTTCACGCAGACGGGAGAGAACACCAGCTTCAAGCTTCCCAACGCGGGGACTTGGAACATCAAGGCGGAGTACAACGGCATCAGCGTCAATGAAGACGTCACCATCACCCCGGGGGAAGTCAAGGCGGTTACGATGATGAAGAGCGTTGTGCTCTTCAACCGGGATACCGGCACTTACGCGGACGGCTTTACCAGCGGATTCACCAACGGAACCAGCATCCAGGCCAACCAGAGCACCACCACAAAGACTTCCAACTCCAACGGGCAGGTCAATCTCACCGGGTACAAGCATGTTTATGCAACGCTCAGCGGGGAAATGGCCATTCCACCCAACTGCATATCAAAGATCGGATTTTACGTCCTGCACGGGAGCAGCACCGTGGCCTCAAAGACCTGGGAACCGGCACAGTCGGCGATTGCCAACACGGTAACGGTGAGCAAGCAGAGATTCAGCCTTAACGTCGCGAGCAGCACGGACGTCGTCAAGTTCCGACTGAGGGCGCAAAGCAGTCTCGGCGACGGCACAAACAGGAAGTCCGTTATTACGCTACACAAGCTTGAACTCGATACCGAGTAACGAGGTGAACGACATGGCAACACTAAAAGAAACCTTTGCACAAAGACAGAACGAATCCGCCAGCCAGATCAACGGCATGTACGACAAGCAGTATGACGCGCAGGCGGCAGGGCTCAAGGCGAACTATGACCGGAACATGTCCAACGCCAAGGCGGAAGCGGACAAGATCGCCCCGCAGTTCCAGGCGCAGGCCAACACACTGGCCGGCCAGTTCGAGCAGCGTCGGCGCAACGCAAACCTCGACGCGATGATGAGCGGCCTCGGCAGCGGGGCGGGACAGCAGCAGCAGAACGCCATGCGCAACGCCTTTGTCGGGCAGTACGGAGCACTCAGAGGTCAGGAAGCCGGGGCGGTCACCGAGGCCAACCAGAAGATGGCGGACCTCACAACGACTTACAACAATGCCCTGACCAGCGCGAGAGCGGACACGGACGCGAAGCGGGATCAGGAACTGATCAAGGCGTACAACGCGAACCGCGAATGGTACGAGCAGCAGGCACAGGACCTCACAAAGTATGGTCAGTTCGACGAGCTCAGGGACATTTACGGCGACGCGCAGGCAAAGCAGATGCGGGATGTCTGGATCGCCAAGAACCCACTGGTGGCGTACCGGTCGGGGATGATCTCGGCAAGCACCTACAAGAAGCTGACCGGCGTGGACCCGCTCACCGAATACTGATCAGGAGGCCAAAATGGCAGACGAAAATAAGAGCATCAAGCTTCCCACGCCCAAGACGGTCACGACCGCAGACAAGATGAAGAATCAGGGCGCGGATGCGAGTCAGTTTCAGCAGGCGTTTGACAACCGGAAGCAGGGATATCAGGACAATATCACGGACACCCTCGGCAGCTCCCTCGAAAGCCAGAAGCAAGGCCTCGCCGACGCGTATCAGAAAAACCTCGGCGCCCAGGAGCAGGCGACGGCGGCGGGGCAGCAGGCCTTCGACTTCGCCGGGCAGGACCTCGGCGTTCAGGCTGGACGGACGCAGGCGGGCATGGACCGCTATGCTGACGTGCGGGGTCTCAACCGGCAGGCAGGGAGCCAGCAGGCCCTGTCTCTCGGCATAGGGGCATCCGTGGCGGCAGGGCGGCTCAGGCAGCAGCAGGAGATGGCCCTGCAGGAGAACCAGAGGCAGAAAGAGCTTCTGAGCACGGATTACAACAACCGGGTCCGGCAGGCCATCGCAAACCGGGACTACAAGCAGGCGGCGGCGCTTCTGGACGACTACAACAACCAGAACAGCTGGCTTGACAAGAGCGCGGCGGCGCTGGCAAGCTTCGGGAACTTCAGCGGCTACGAGCAGCTCTACGGGCCCGGGCAGGCGCGGAGCATGCAGCAGCTCTGGGTAGGAGCACACCCGGAACTGGCCTACAACACTGGCGTCATCAGCGCGGCACGGTACAAGAAGATGACCGGGCGGGATGCTCCGGACTATGTTCCGCAGGCAGCCGCAGGCGGAAGCGGCGGCAGCGGCGGTGGGCTCAATGCCGACTGGTACACGAACGGAAGGCCGGTCTGGACAGTAGAACACCGAGGCTGGGGCCACAGCGGAGGCGGAAACACGAGCGGCGGAGGCTGATCAAAAGCAGGAGGCAGTGAATGGCTTACAAGAGAGATGACAACGGCGGGCAGGCGGCACAGGAGCAGCAGAAGGCAGCGCCGGTGAATCTGTCCACGGGCGGAGGATCGAGAGATTCCTCCGCTCATGCCGCGGCAAGCGCCGACCGTCAGGCCGCAGCGAATCGAGGTCCCGTTACCCGGTACGAGCCGAGCGTCAGGGGCGGCGTCAGCACGGACAGCGGAGCGGTGTCCCCGGCATGGGTGGGAAAGAACCCGTATGAATGGGGCAACACCACAAGCATTGTCAACCACTGGGACGACAACGACCAGGAGCGGCAGGCAAAGCTCAACGCTCTGGGCTTTGCGGCGGATGATCCGGACCGGACCTTCCACTACTACGCCCCGGACAAGGGCGCGGATAAGAGCTATCTGGAGCAGGCCAACGCCCTGAGCACAGACCGCAACTATTACCAGGCGGGGAACTTCTGGAACACGATCAACGGCCAGTATGCCAGCGAGGAAGACCGGGTCTCTGACGCCATGGAGTGGATGAAGGACGCGCAGATCTACGGCCAGTGGGCCAAGGAGCACGGCCTCACCTACACCGACGAGAACGGCGAAGAGCGCAGCATGGAAGATGCGTGGAAGGAAATCTGGAGCTATGCCAACGACATTGCAGGCGGCATCGGCGACAGCGCCAGCACCAGGGCCGGGAAAGAGATCGACGCCTACCTCGGCGGCGGTCAGTTCGACAGCAAAACCACGCAGCGGCTTCTTGACCAGGCGAAACAGTTCGGAGAATCCGCGGACAACGAGAAGGACACGAAGTATTGGGCCGACTATGAAAAGGCCCTGAGCAAGCAGCTCGCGGAAGATCAGAAGCGGGAGAAGAAAGAAAACAGCTTCCTCGGGAAGGCCAGCGCGGCGGCGGGGAATCTCTGGGACACCTTCACGGGACTGTTTGATCGGCCTGAGAAGGAAGCCGTCGAACTCAGCCCGGAAGAGCAGGCGGAGTATGACCGGCTTCAGGCGGATTATCGGGAGGCTTCCCAGGCGTTTTTCAACCAGAACGGCAAAACCGCCGCACAGAGCCATGCCGAACAGGACCGGATGAACGAGCTTGAACAGCAGATCAAGACCTTCAACCGGGAGCATGGGCGGAAGGTCTATGACGGCCTTGCGGGATTCACGACGCTGGGCGACGTGGTGGAAGGCGTTGCCTTGACGAGGCCGGGCACGATCATTGCCAACGCAGGGGCGCTGCTCAGCGGAATCGGCGACAGCCCGCTCTATATCTCGGATGAGCACCGGCAGTTGGCCAACGAGCAGGCAGCGGCACAGCGGAAGGCCCTGGCCACGCTGGACCCGGAGGACATGGCAGAGGCAGACCGACTTGCCACGGAACTGGACGCGTATGAGAAAGAACACCGGGAAGAGATCCAGAGCCCCGTCGGAGATGCGGCAGAATGGCTTCTCGACAAAGGCTCGGAATCCGCTAACAAGTACAACCAGGCATGGGAAGACGTCACGGAAGACATGTCTCCGGTAGGACGAACCGCGGCAAATGTAGGCAAGGCGTTTTTCGACGTTGTCAGCGACGCCACCGCGAACGCTGGAATCAAAGGCGCAGGCACGTTCATGATGTACATGAGCGCAGGCGGTTCGGAAGTGCTCAAGCAGATGGACGTCAACCCGGATGACCCGGACGCCTACGCCCTGGCCAGCATCAAGGGCATGGCGTCGGCCTATCTGAGCAACAGAATCTTCGGCGGCATGGAAGACGTCTACGGCAAGAGCGTCTTCGGCCAGTACACGGACGACCTCATCAAGAACTGTAGACCGGAAGTCCAGACGGCCATCAAGACCTTCGTGAACTCAGAAGGCGCCGAAGAAGGAATGGAAGACATCCTCAATTGGGCTGGCGACATTATCTTCAGCCTTGATGAAGAGTCCAAGCTCAAATTCGACGAAGTGGGTATGGACTCGTTCGTCGGGTATGTCTGCGGCGTGCTGACCAACGGCCTGACAAGCGGGATGGAATTCGATACCAAAGCCAGGCACCGCATCGCAGAAGACGGCGTCAAAATGGTTCTTGACGGCATGACCCCGGAAGAGGTCGTGCAGGTCGCGATGGAGAACAGCAAGGAAGACGTCGTGATGAAACCGCAGCCGGAAGCAAACACAGAGGGCAAGGCGGCGGATCTTCAGGCAGCAGCCAGAGCCGGAACCAACGCGGCGTGGAATGAGCAGGCGGCTTCCCAAAACGCGGCACTGGAAGGGCAGGAGACGACCCCGCAGGTGGCACCGGCACAGACACAGGCCGCAAGCGGGCCGACGGCGAACACGTCCAAGCCCTATGAGGGACCGACGCTTCCGGGGGCGAGCTACGGCGGCGAGGCGAGAGTCAAAGTCGGGAACACGAAAATTCCCGTGCATTTTGCCGTTGTGCCGATTTCGGAACTCAATGTCAGCCATGATATTTACGGAAACCAAAATCAGAACTATCCAGTGGAGCTTCAGCCGAGAGACCGAAGCAGAGGAACCGCGCAGAATCAGGCCATTCAGATCGGGACAAATCTTGATCCGGAAGAACTTGAGTGGAGCAACAACGCCACCACCGGAGCGCCGATCATCCGACCGGACGGCACGGTCATCAGCGGAAACGGGCGGACGCTCGGTATCAGCTATGCCCTGCAGAGCGGACGCGGCTCGGATTACATCCAGCACATTCGCGACAACGCTTCACGGTTCGGGATTGATCCCAACAGCATTGGGGAAGATTCCGTGCTTGTCCGCGTCGCAGATGGTGATTACAACTGGCAGGCTATGGCGGAGCAGGCGAATGTCAGCGACGTCAGCAGAATGAGCGCGACAGAGCAGGCCGGGGTTGACGCGGAACGGCTTTCGCGGTATCCTGAAATCCTGAGCAAGCTTGTGCCGAATGATACCGGAGATCTGAACACCAGCGACAACGCGGATTTTGTGAAAGACTTCCTTCAGGCGGTTGTCCCGGCTTCCGAACAGGGGGACGTCTGGACAGAAGAAGGCGGATTCTCCCAGAGCGGAATGCGCAGAGTCCAGAACGCCATTTTCCAAATGGCTTACGGTGACGCCGGCCTCATGTCCAGGCTCAGCGAATCGCTGGACAACAACATGAAAAACGTCTCGAACTCTATGCTTGCCCTGGCGCCGAAAGTCGCGGCGCTGGAAAACAATGTGGAGAACGGGACGCGGTACATCGGAATCAGGGATGCGATTCTTGACGGCGTAAAGATTTTTGAAACCGCGAAGAACCGCGGCGTCGAGGTCGGGAAGGTCGTTGACCAGATCAGCATGGACGGAAACGCCAGCGCGGAAGCGGTGTTTATTGCAGAATTCTTGCAGGACAACGCAAAGAGCGCAAAGCAGATCCGCACCTTCCTGAACGATATGGCGGACACCGCAGAGAGCTTCGGTGATCCCACGCAGATCGGATTCTTCGACACAGGCGATACGGAATACACGTCAAGGGACGTTCTGGAAGGAGCAATTGCGAAATATGAACAGGAAACCGGAAGAAAGCTCGGCAGACCGGATTATGACTTCTACGGAGACGGAAGCGACGCCTTCAACCTCGGCGCTGATCGAGAAAGTGAAAGCGGAACTCCAGCGGAAGCCGACGCCGTTGCTGGTGGTAATTCTGAGAGCGCTGGAGAAGCAGCTGGAAGCGGAGCAGACGCAAGAGTAAGCGAGCTTGGCAAGCGGATGCTTGCCGGTGAAGTCAGCGACGAAGAGTATCTTTCCCTCATCGATTCAGAAGAGGGGCGGGCACAGCTGGCGGAGGCGCTTGGCATTCGGAGCACCGACAAGAAGGATGTTGCGGCAGGTCTCAGCATTTATCTTCTCTATCAGGACCAGCTCCGGCAGAGCATCAACCAGAACACTCAGACAGACGAAACCGTCGTGGACAATCTCCTCGGCACGGAGCCGGAGGAAGCCACAGAAACGGCCACGGAGGCGCAGGAGACTCCGGCAGATGTAAATTCACAGCCGGAAGAAACAAACGCGCCTGAGAGCGTGTTAAACGCGCAGGAGGCGGAAGAAAGCAGCAATCCGTTCTTTGAGACGGAAGAAACCACGGAACCGGAGCCCCGGAACGTAAACGAAAACGTTGATACGCAGCGCAACGAGACTCCCCAGAATCGCAGGGAGAAGGTCAGTCAGTATTTCACCAACACCCTGACGGAATCCGGACGGGCCAAAGGTCTTGACCCCGTGACCTACAACCCGACCAGCGAAGCGGAGAGCCTGACCAACGCGGCCATGCGTCTTGCGCAGGATCAGCAGGCGGTTCTTGACCAGCTGATGTCCTCTCCGGCATGGAACGGGGAACTGGTGGACGCGGCATGGATGCTGGAAAACGAATTCTACAAAGAGTTCGTGACAACCGGGAACCGAACGAACTGGGACGCCTGGCGAAAGCTGGAAACCTACAAGATCAGCGAGACGGCAAAAGGCCTGCAGGCCGTGGCAAAGCAGTCAAGGCCGGGAGCGGCGGGCGTCCTGGAAGCGTCTCTGAATCAGCTGGCAGATTTCAAGGCGGGAGGCAGCAAGGCTTCCCAGGCGGTCAGCGAAGCGGAGGTCGCGCAGGCCGAAAAGGATGTAAACGCGATTACGCGTCGGATGGCCGAGATCGAAAACGAGATTGACCAGAGAACCGAAAACGGCATGGACGAGACCGAAGCAAGGGCCATGTCCAAGGAAGCTTATCTCGACCTCGCGGAGAAGATCAACAAGATCCGGAACACCGGAAAAATGTTCTTCGGCGGGAAAAGGAAGTTCCGCAACATGCTCGGAAGCCAGGACATGGACTTCATTCAGCGGTTTGTGGCCTGCCAGGCTGCCGGTATCGCGGAGGACGTCAATTACAAGGGCAAACAGGACAGGCTGAAGCAGCTGAACACCTTCCAGAAGCTGGCGCAGCTGACCGGCACGGGAACGTGGAGCCGGAACCTTCAGGGCAACGCGACATTCGGAGCAATCGACCTTCTTGCCAACAACGGCGTTGCAGTTGCAGTGGATCAGATCGTCGGGAAGATTACCGGCCAGAGATCTACGGGCTTTGAGCTGGGCGCACTCAGCAGGGACGCAAGAGCGGCGTCAAAGCGGGCGCTTGATCGGAGCATCCTTGAGGTCGCGGCAAACATCGACCTTGCGGAAAACTCTGCAATGGAAGGCTACGACTTGTCCAGGACGCGGACCTTCGACCCGAACGGGAACATCGTTGAGCGCGTGCTCAGCCGCTGGGAGCAGTGGAACGGGTACATGCTCAACTCCTCGGATAAGTTCTTCCGCGGAGGTACGGAAGAGAGCGTCACCAGGGCCATTGCCAGAGCGAACGGCTGGGACGTGAACAACCTTACAGCGGAGCAGAGAGCACAGATCCAGCAGACCGCACAGCAGGTGGCGGATTACCGCCTGTTCCAGAACAACGGCGTCGCGGCGGAAGCGGCAGACTCGATCCGGGAAGGCCTGAACAAGCTCGGAGCAAAGGCTGTCGGAAGAACGTATGAGCGAGGCCAATTCGGTCTCGGCACCGCACTGACTCCTTATACGAAGGTTCCTACCAACATCGGCGTGAAGGCGCTGGAATTCTCCCCGGCGGGAGCGGCCAAGGGCTTTGCGGAGATCGTGAGGACGGCACGGGATTCCAAAGCGGGCAAGGCAACGATGGCCCAGCAGAACCAGGCTGTCACAGACTTTGCCAGAGGCGTCACGGGAACGGCGCTGATTGTCGGGCTTGCCCAGCTGATGAAAAACTGGCCGTTCTTCAAAGACTGGGAGAACGAGGACGACAAGGACGTTCTCGCGCAGAACAGGGCCGAGGGCAAATCTGGGATGCAGTTCAACATCGACATGATGCTGAGAGGCATGAACGGAGACGAGGACACGACGTGGAGAAACGGCGACCGGACCATTGATATCAGCAGCATCGAACCGGCAAACCAGCTTATGACGGCGGCAAGCCTGATCGCGGAAGGACTCCCGGCACAGCAGGCAATTTTGCAGTCAGCCAAGGAAAACTTCATGCAGCTGCCGAGTGTGTCCGCACTGGCCAACATCGAAAACACCATCAAGTACACAGACACCCCGGATGATCTCGGGCAGACGCTTCTCAACACGGCAGCCAGCACGGCAGGCAGCGTTGCAAGCGGGTTCATCCCGGCGCCGATCCGGCACGGCACAACCGTTGCGGACGAATATGCCAGGGACACCAGCGGCAACAATGCCAGAGAACGCGCAGTGAATCAGTTCAAGGCATCCGTGCCCGGCCTGAGAGAAACGCTTCCGGTCAAAACGGATAACTACGGCAATGAGATTTCTTCGGGAGATCTCGGAACGAGGCTTTTGAACACCTACGGAGGCAACCGCTATACCCAGATCAATCAGAACGATATCAGCAGGGAAGCGGAACGGCTTTGGGAAGCAACCGGAGAGAAACTGACGCCCAGCAGGAACGCTCCGTCTTCGGAGAAGTTCGGAGACGAGAAGGTCAAGTTCACGGCAGAGGAACGGAAAAGCTGGAAAGATGACTACGGCCAGGGTCTGGACGATGCAGTCGGGCTGCTCATGCGGTCGAGCATCTATCGGGATGCAGACGATGAACTCAAGGCCCAGCTGTGGCAGAACCTGGAAGGCTACGTCAAGGACGGCGTCAAGCGGGAATTTGCCGAAGATCACGATCTGAAGCATGACTCCAAATACGCGTATCTGGATGATGTGGACAATCCCATTACCTTCCTGACGACAAAGAAGGCCTTTGACGTTGCGGAGGAAGGCGAGAAGTGGGACGTAGTTGACACGCTCGTCGGGCCGGTCGGGAAACTGACGGAGGACGAGCAGGAACTCATGAGAGAGAAGAACCGTACGCTCATGAGCTATTACGACTATCTCACGCCGAACGACCGCGGATACAAGGTCAAGGATGCGGAGACGGTTCATAGCTACAAGGAAGCGGCCAGCGCCAACGCCAGCGCCAGAGGCGTGCAGAGCGCAAGCGGCATGGACAAATACAGCGCGGTCGTTGCCGGTTACAGAGATCGGAAATATACAGACGATGACGTTGACGCGTTCATGACCAAGCAGGCCTCAGACGGAGACTGGGAAGTCACCAAAGGCAGGGCAGCGCTTTACCTCGCAGCCAGAGCGGGTGGGGCGTCGGTTCGGGAGGCGTTTGATGTCATCGACAGCGCGGACGTGGATCAGAGCGGCTCCATTGACGAGAAGGGCTACACACAGAAGGCCAAGCACGAGGGCACGAACGCCCTGAAGCGGGCTGGGATCTCGGATCAGAACGCCATGTGGGACGCCTTCAACGAGGTCATGTACAACAAATAATCCCAATAGAGCAAAAGGAAATCCCCCTCAATCCGAGGGGGATTTTTCTATGTGCCGGTAAGTTTTCCAGCTTCCGCTCCGACCTGATTTGCATCTTTGGATTGCCGTGACAACATACTGGTTTGTATGTGCGTCTGACAGCTGCTTTTCGTTCTTTTGCCGGTTCCGCTGATAGAACGCCAGGTACTTTTCACAGCCGGAGTGGCAGCCAAGGCGGCGGTTCTCGCAGTTCTTACACGGATTCGTCATTTTCTTTTATGAATGACGACCAGCAGTCGAAGCAAATCTGGTATGTGTCTTTGTATGGCATCATTCCAGCGACATTCGAGTTGTTGTTGGTGGCTTTGATTTCAACATCGACTGCAAACCATATAGACATACGATTGCCGCATTTGTCACATCTGTGTATTACCATCATGAGCCTCCTCGATAATTACCAGTGTGTCGATCCCGTTCATGATAAAGTGCCATTCTCCGGGATCGAGGGAATTAATCAAGGCTGTTGGAAAGGTTGGAGAAATGGCTTTGACAACCTCGGCGATCTGGGCACGGGTTCCTTTTACGGTCATCACTCGCCCTCCTGCCTCAGCCAGTCGAGCCACAGGCCATTAATTGGCAACGGGAATCTGCCTTCTAACCACTCAGCAAGTTCTTCATCCGTCATAGACCTGATCCGGTCGGCGTTTGTGATTGGCTGTGGCGGCTCACACTGTACCAAAAATTCATAATCATCAGGCAAAGCATAATTAGCTTTTACAGCCATTCCGCAGATTGTGGGCTTAATGTTTGGAGGCAGGCTCTCGATAAGTTTGCCATACTTTCTACCATTTAACGTCACGCAGTTTGCTTCTATGCTGTGCTTAAGCATTTCCTCTTGTGCAGTCACAATGCTTTGTATCAGTTTATCGAGTGTCATCACTCAGCCTCCTGTTCCACATAACACCAGCTCTGCGGCGGACGGCGGATCATGCTGACGTCGGCCTCCCAAAAGCCGCAGCACGGCGGCTCACAGCGGTCATAGTCCATAATGCCAGGAAACCAGAAATCGCAAGCTGCGCAGTCGTGGTCTTTCGGGCACGGCCTGCAAAACTCGCTCAGCACCTTTGGCTCGTCGTAGATAACCAGATCGGAGATGTGCCAGCCGAAACCATCTTTTCTTTCAAGATAGGCTTCCATTTCCTCATATTTCAGGCATGTCATCTTCGGAACGTCGAAGTCATACCCTTCGTCTGTCAGGTGTATTTCGGCGATACGATCACACACGAACTCTGCGATAACCTTTTCGCCTCCGTAGAATGCTCTTGCCTGCTCTGTCCCTGCGTCAATCACGATAAAATCTTCATGATCATAACTTGGCTTAGTGCAATAGATGTAGCACTTGAACGGCGTTTCCAGTTTCGGTCTGGTTTTTCGCACCTCTATGGTTTTCTTCCCGCTTGCGATCAGCTCACACCACTTCGGACGTATCGAGATTAAAACAGCCTTGCTCATCACTCAGCCCTCCTTATTTGACGGGATGACGGTGGGGGCCAGCCTGATTATCTGCGCGGCATCTTCGGCAGAATAAAAAGGCTCCGTTCCATCAAATCCGCTGTATGGGGCATTGTCAATGTCA